GTTTTGCTTTAGTACCCACTCAGTGAACCTTGCTGGATTGATTGCTTTTACATCTACACAATAACGTCCAAACTTTACAAAAGCACGATAATACGGACTTTCACAAAAGTCATCGTGAGTTTTTAGACGGGCACTGCCTTGTGTGAGTTCATAAAATTTGATATAAGCATGAAACCCAAGTCTGACACCGGGTTCGTCTTTTTCTTGTCTGCGTCGACGAGGTTCGCATGAATGCACTGCAAGGCTAGACTCTTTGATAAAGTCTTTCTTACAATACTGACAGGTATATTTCATTTTTTAACACAATTTTCAATAATATAATCATACAAAAAATCATTAAGAACTTTTCCGCCGTTGTAATCCCAATGTATGAACTCTGGAGCAAAATCAATTTTTTGATTTTTAAAATTCTCCAATTGGTTTGACGGACACGGTACGCCTTGGCTGTGAATATAAACATTAGATAAGAAATTTTTAATATTAATTATTTTGTTATTTTTCTCAATTAGTTGAAATTTTTTATCTTCAAATTTTTGATATCGACGATCGCAAGTATTAAACATACAATAGTTAATTTTTAAAGAATCCAACCAGGAACTAAAAGTAATAATATCCATGAGCCATTTATCCATATAAGAGTCATCAAAATCATACTTGAATCTATCAACAATATATTGATTAAGCAATTTGAACTCAACTTCGGATTTGTTAATTTGTTTACGATGTTGATTGGTAACGCCGTTAGCAGCATATGATACCCAATTTTTATCGTATGTATTAAACTGAGATTGAGGGCCCCAAGGGGCTTCTTGCCGATCCCAAAAAGTTAACATTATAATTACAAACGATACATCAGAATTTTGCAATAGATATTCCGCGGTGGTTCTTAGGGTGCGAGCATTGCTACCCCCAGGCAGTCCAAGATTCACAGTGGTATTGCAGTTTAGTCGGTGCCCTAACTCTTCGGCGTTTTTCCAGGTATGAGCAAAACTGCACCCATTAACTAATAATTTTGTCATTTCTTAACTTCTTGCCCTAGTTGTTTGACGTATTCGTCTAGGTCTTTTTTGGTATTGATCTGTGCCATTAATGCAATCTCATCATCTTTCATATTAGGATACAATTCAGCCAACTGTTTGCGAATTCCACTGGCACCAGCTTCTTTTTTCTTGGGAGCTATCCATTGATGGCGTTTTGTGCCCCACCCTGGACTTACTGTAGTAGCACACAACCATTGCAGTTTGGGATGGCGATTAATACTAAAGAAATTCTTGTTGAGATTTTCATTGCAACTCAGCAAATATACTGCCTGTTCCATGATGTTGCCCTGCACACTTGATCCATAACGGATCATGAGAAAGTTACTGAACTTTTTCTTTTCGTCGTCGGTTAAGCTGTCGTAGAATGCACGATCCTTGCGATCAAACACAGCCATTTCGTTATTGATGCTGAGTTTATCCACTACCAGGCCTGATTATAGTTTATGACTTCGCAATTGCGACTGATGTCTTTGACAAAGTACACACACTCGGGTTTTTCGCTATTGCCCAGTGGCACACACAATAGTTGCCCATTTTTTAACTTGGGTGCATACCAGGCCACTTCTTGGTACACGTCTACAATTTCTATGTCCAGAAAGCTGGGCCTAAAACTGCTGAGTGGATTAAACTGAAATGCTTTGAAGCCTCGATCGTTGATGGCAGTAAGTGGTAACACTTCCAAGTCGCCAAGATCGGGTTCGCCAATTAGGATTTGCCAGTCCACCGGCATACGTACTTTGTGTTCGCCAATGCGTAACACCAGTGCAGGTGCATTAAAACTTTCTAAAAAGATCAACGGTATGTAATGATAATCTGTTTCGGACGGATTTGAATTGTCCAGGATAGCAAAACGCATGTCATCTACTTCTTCAGGTAGATGATCTAAGTCAAATGGCTCGTTGTCGAGTGTTAGTATTTTCATAAATTTATTATAACATATTCTACAGTAGATGCAACCTTTATTTTGGAAAAGTAAATTGAATATTTTCTTGTAGTACTCCGGTCGCTGAATAGGTCCATTTGTTATTAATTCCAGCATTGGTTGACAAATGCCATCTATCCGGGTGCCATAAAATAACGTCGCCGGCTTTCCAATGAGAAATTATGCCATCTCCGGCTTGTATGAAATGTCCAATTTGCCAGTCTTTTAAAAATACAATAAATCTCACAACGTGGTCAGTGACTTCATTAACATGTTTAAAATAAGTATAACGATCTTGATGCCATGGCATAGTATGTCCAGGTGTTTCTTTAATTACAATACCCACTGGCAATTTAACAGGAAGTTGTCCAAGTATTCTTGATTCCCAATCCATTATTAATTTGGGTTTTTTACAAGCAGTATCCCAGGCCACAGTGTTTGATGGAAGGTACCCATATTGTCGATTAAGATCTAATGCAGTTTTTAGTGTATCCCCGTTGGGGTCCCAAGTTTTAAAACTATCATCTATTACTGCACTCCAGCAGTAGTCTGGATGAGCATCAGCTGTGCTTTCACAAGTGGCAAGTATTTGTTTCCAGTCATCAGCTATGTGACCAAAATGCACATAATCAACTGTGTCTAGATAGTTTAACAAGTTCGTCCGTGATACAGACACGATTGTAATCTCCTCTTCGAAATTCATTATATTGTTCGCCGCCGATGGCCAAAGTAACTGTATTAGTTGGTGTTAAATTTAACTGTTGACAGATTTGTTTGCTCAATGGTTGATATTTATCAATGAACCATGCATGCGAAAATTGCGATATCAAGTCCATGGCAATCCTAGCTCCAACTCGATCATACATTTCCCATGCTAGTATGCCAGCACTGATTGTATCGTCAATTAGTGTCCGAGTGAATCGTATGCCTAATCTTAAATTATGTCCAGAAAAGTTTTTAGTAAAGCTAGTAGCAAAATCAGTAATACATGGATGTTGTAAATCTATGCTGGTGTCATGTGCTAGTCCAAAATATGCTCCATCAATCATAACAGGCACACCTAAATGATCTGCCTGTTCTAATAGTTGCCCAAGATATGGGTACTGTGTGCCATTTCCGCTGTACGGCTGACTTAAAATAACACAATCGTCAATATGCAATTCCTGATCTTCTAAATAACAGATGTTTCTGATGTGTGTCTTGGCTAAAATTGTAGTTAAAATAAAATCACTGCGACTTACTCGTATGCGTCTGGTATGATTTCTAGCAATAAATTCTCCGAACACCGGAGTAGTTCCAGCACAAAAACTTGCATATTTAAAATCATCAATTCCCAGCAACCGACAATGTGGGCTAGATACCATCCAATCTCGCCAGGCTTCTACAACTGCTTGATGCTTCATTGCCGATAATTGAGTAACAGAGATGCGTGACAAGGATATGTCAATTGCATCCGCAATTTCAATATCGTGTAATGGGTCATGTCCTTTTAGCATTTAAAGTATTTTCATAGTTATAGTCAAGTGATTAAAATGATAATCGCCAATCTTGAATTGTTGCGTCATACCAAATGCTTATGTCTAAATTAGGATTGCGGCACCGACTAAGAATTGTCTTGGATACCCTACCAAACCAAGTAGAATCCACATCCATTACAACATCTTGATACACTGCTTTCCAATGTAATACCACATACACGTCAGACTGGCTGTTTTTTTGTGTTTTTGGAATTGTTAGTTTCAATGAATTGACGTCAATCGGTGTGTTTAAATCTACCACCAATGGTTCTGTTTCGCTGAGTTTGGTCAATTTTAAATCTGTAAACCTTGGCAATTGTGTAAACAACCCATTTATCATGTTGGCACGATACAAGGTATTTTCCAATGGATGGGCTTGTTGAAACTGCGAATTAATTTCCTTTTCAAATACAGGGTCAATACTAATGTCAGGTTGAAACTCAAATGCGTCAGAATGTGCTTGACATAAAGAAAAAATTGGATGATTTTTGTATACCTGAGCTGTGATTTCAAACCTACCTGGTATAAAGTTGCCCCCAAATTGTTGTGCATGATTGGCCAGTTCAATAATGTTTTCGCCAAATATTTGAGCATTAATTGTTTCACTAACATAAATGTCTGCTGGTATTCTAGTATTTAGAAAGTTGTCTTCTATTAAGGTAACTCGGTCGGTTATACCAAGCCGTTTAAACATAGATTGAGCAAACGCAGCACGCCCTGGATCTTGTTCTACTGCATACACACGAGCGGCCCCGGACTTAACTGCTAGTACACTCAATAACCCAGTGCCGGTACCGATGTCACATACAATTTTTCCAGCAGACAACGATTCAATTGCCCGTTTATAAAATTTATTACGACCGGTGTCATTAATCATGGGCATAAAAATGCCGTCGTCTTTCATCCAATCCATGTTATTTCCATTCTAATTTTTCTTGGGCTAACTTAATTAAATATTTTTGGTTAATATTTCTATATTCAATAATGTAATTATCAATTTCTGGCAAAGGAGCTACTTGAAAAAAATCTGCAAGTAGTTGATTCAGATTGCCAAATACAATATCTTTAAAGTTTAAAATTAATACTGGATTTAATTTTGCTAATTGATCTTTCCAATCGAAAAAAATTAGTAAATCTGGATTTTGAGTTACTGTTTTTTTAAGCAAATCAAAATCAGTAGGAGCAATGTGCGATACCTGGCCTCCGCAATACTCTTTTATTTTATTTGGATTTTCGCAAATTTCAGGCCACATTGCTTTATGGAATGACATGTTTACTATGCTAGGTTTGTCCTCCTCGTCAAAATCAATTACTATTAACTTTTTTGTAAGATCAAGTTGATCAATATGGTGACAATGCATTATTTCCCTGGAGTTATGACAGTCTCCGGTAATAGGATTTATTTTGGCTAATATAGGTCGAGTGTGATTTATTTTATTTACATAGTAAGAAAAAATAGCTTTAACAAAACACCCACAAGTGCCACCAACAAAAAAAAATTCGTAATCACTGATCATTTCCACTCCAACTTTTCTTGGGTAAACGGATATGAAGCCTCCTTATAAAACTGTTTGCGTTTGGTTAGGTGTCTTTTGGCAAATTTGCAGGTGCTTGTGACATCCCAGATTTGGACATGATCTTTGTCTTCAGCTTTTCTGATGCCGCGACCGATACTTTGTATGACACGGACAAAACTCTTACCAGGCTCCACCAAAACAAGGTTGAAAATACGAGGAATGTTAATACCCACAGCGGCCACACCATAGGTGGCAACAATGATTTTACCTGTTGCTTCGGCCACTTCGTCATATTCATCCTGTCTTGCCTTTGCCTTGGTTGCACCCGAGACCATGACTGCATTGTCACCTAGCCGTTCTATAATACCCTGTCCTGCGGCAATACGATCAACTAGGACTAGTGTGTTGCCTGTAGCATTTACTTGTTTAATTAGATTAGCTATAGTGTCTAACCTATTGGGTTCTTCTAGTAAGAACTTGAGTTCACTTTGATAGTTGGTAAACTCTGCATGGTCTACC